GCCACCATTCCAGATGCCAGGAGCAACCAGGCCATTGTTTACCGCCTGATCCATAGACTGCTCAACGTTTGTCACCAGTCGCGTAACGCCCGCCTCAGTCTGTGGAATTTTGGTGGTGGAGGTATAAAGCAGATTCCAGAGATTGTTCTGGACGTAGTTTTGCAGCCAGTCGAGACCATGGCGCTCATCGAAGAAGTCGCCGTTGGACATCACGCCTTCCTGGATAATGGCGGTGTCGTTGGCGTAGCGCACAAACACGTTACAGTTCTTGGCTTTCAGCGTGTCGGCCTGCTGCGCAGTGATTGTCTCGGCGGTAATACCCGGCTCCTGCTTGAACTTCAGCGTGATAGTGGTGTTGTTCCCCAGGAAGTTCACGGTGAACGCACGCCCAAATGCTGAGGCAGCTGCATAAGGCACCTGGCTGTACTGACAGAATGTGCGACCGTAGCCCGCCGCTTTCAGCTTGTAGGCAATATCCGTGGTACTGGTTGCATCCAGAACCGCCGATGCGGAAGTGGTTACACCATACACTCGGGAGTCACTTGCAGAGCCAATCAGCGCGGAAACATCGATATGGTCCTGATCTGTCATCTCCGTGTCGGCAATCACCAGGCCATACCAGTCAGCGGAGTAGTTCAGGGCAGCAGTGACAGACGGGAGAACCGAAGAGGACGCCGCCTGGCCGTTTGCCACCGTGGGGTTGTGCGCTGAATCAATGCCCAGCAGTGGAGCCAGGTCAGTACCCGTTCCGGCCGCCGTTGGAATACCGATCGCTGACGTTGCGCCGGTCGTGCCAGACGTAATGACAAACTGGCTGGAGCCAGGCACCCAGGAGACCGTAGCGCCGGTCAGTTTGGCGGTGATGGCAGTTGCCACGCCAGCCAGGTTGGAAGCGGCAGACAGGTTAATGCCGGTGATCGTCGATACAGTGCCGTTGATTGATAGTTTCAGAGCGCCAGCTGTCACAGCGGTAAAGTTAGCCAGCGTCTGCTCTGAACTTGAAAGCACTGCCCCGGTAAGCTTGCCAGCGGTGGCAGGTGTCGAGGTGCGGGCCAGTTTGCCGATATACAGATCACGCGGCTGCGGCGATTGCTGGAAATACAGGTTTGCTGCTTTGTATTCTTCGGCACTGGTGCCAAAGTCGGTGGCGACGCTTTCAATGTCCTGATAAAGGCGCATGACTTCTGGTGCCGTAATGACGGTTGAGGTGCCAAGCACCAGCAGCGCGCCAAAATTACGCCCGAGCGCCGCGCGAACGGCGAGCGTGACCTGCACGTTTACGACGCGCTGAACAGATAAGCCGTTAGGCATGGTTTAATCTCCGAAAAATTGGACTGGAGCAGAGAGGATCGATTTGATGCCGTATTCGCGGATAGCTTTGCGGCGCAGGCGAACTGTAATGTCGTAACGCCGCACCCACTGGTTATTGATAAGCTCAGGGAAAGCAATCAACTCACTGTAATCAGCAAGAGATAACCCGTTATCGTTCAGGGTGGCGTTGTTTTGCTCAACCGTGAGCCCGTCACGGAACAGAGTGGCTACTGACTGGCTGGCAGGACCGTAAAATGAGGCAAGCGTTTCGATCACCTCATGACGCCACATCTGGTTGCTGTCGTCCGTCTGCCGTACAAACGCCGGTGAGTCGTCTGCACTAATGCCGGTGATCCCGAATCCGCACCAGTTAACATCCGCAGCAGGAACAGCAGCCTGTGTTGGTGTCCAGCGAGGACGAACCATTCCAGCCGACAGGCCAGATAAAGCACGCACCCACTGACTAAGTTCACGCTCCAGCGCTTCGTCATAAGCCTGCGGCACGCTGACGGGCGTCAGGTAGCCGGGTGATGTGCTGCTGTTACTCACTCTGGCCCCCCGTCAAACGGTAAAAGTTCGCAGTGTGCCTGCACGAAACCAGCACCGTACGCTGTATACGGATCAACGAAGGTCACGCGGTAGTCGCGTCCCTGGTAAGTCACAATATCGGCATCAAGTCCGGTGTTTCCACTGGTAAGCCGGTAGGTTGTGACAATCAGAATTGCGCCGCTGATCACCTGTCCCGCCTGCATGCGGCGCGCTTCAAGCGAGCGATCGACCGTAACCACACCACCGAATGGCGTCTGCGTGACGACGTTAATGGCGAAGCCATCATCATCAACAGTCTGCTCATTGCGTTTAACGACGAGAGAAGTATCGAGAAATTCCGGCGACAGAAGCACGTCAGTTACATCAAGTGTCGGCATCTTTATCCCTCACAACGTGCGTGATTGAGCGGCGGTATTCATCAGTGTCGATGAGTGGTTTTGCGTTCGCATTATTCGGTGCGTATCCGGCAGCCCGACTCGCCAGCTCTTTGGCAGCGCCTACACGCCCGCGCCGTGCCCTATCCGCGAGCGTTGATTCAGCGAGAGGGGTGAAGCCGCTTGCAGTAATGAATTTCTTCACCCCGTTGGCTGCCACCGTTCCGGCACGGTCGAGCGATGTCACCGCCCCTTCCGCGTTGCCCTCCAGAGCTTTCAGCGCAGCAGCCCTGAGATGAGGAATAAATTCCGTTTCTGCTGCCTGAACGCCGGGTTTCAGGTGTGGTCTTGGTGGGATATTTTGAGCCGGAGAGCCGTTTTCATTGATAAAGCCGATGCCAGCATTGCCAAACTCACCTTCACCTTCGCGCTCGTCTTTTGCTTCAGGAATGCCCACCAGAACATCCTTGTTAGTGAGGGTATTAAGGGCATCCAGAATGCTTTGGACATTATCGGCACCTGTTCGTACGCCTGATCTCATAGTTGAATGCCCCCATAGCCGAAAAGCTGTAGCATCTGCCAGAACTCAGCGCCGTATCGCGAGAAGTTCCAGAAACCGGCGTCAGCGTTGAGCGTTGAACTGTTGTCGTAGCTTACGCTGACTTTGTCGACCGACTTGGATGCCACCACGCCACTCGTCGAACCACCTGCGCCGCCCAGCGCACCCGCAGCAGTATCAGCGGCGTACAGCACCATGTAATGGGCGACAAATAACTCAGCCAGATAGGGGAACATGTCCCCCATAGCAGAACCGTCGATTAGCGTGTCAGCAAGATTGAGACGGAACTGGATTACCGTGTTTGGGTACCTGGTTTCATCACTGAACTGGGGAAAGTCGCGGCGGAAATCACTTACTGTCGGCAGGTTTTTGTTTCTTGCCATTGGTGTCACCCTTCGCTTCCTGTTCCGGTGCCTCGAAGGCGGCCAGTTGCGCGGTCAGGTCGGTAATGGTTTCAGTCTTTTCAGCCAGCAACGCCTGCAACTCACCATTAGCTTTATCCCGCTCTTCCAGTTGCGCGGTCAGGCTGTCGATTTGGGCCTGAAACTCTTTCACGTCAGCGCTGGGTTTTGCTTTGCCAGTCACATCAGAATGGGCAGCGACAAACCAGTGATCCGCGATTTTATCGTCAACGGTATGTTCACCCATCTCAAAGCGCTGACTAGCACCGTCTTCAAAGCTGAATGTGAATGGGGTGTGAACCCGGATAGTTTTCTTTGACATGTTTTACTCCTGAAGGCCCCTTTCGGGGCCGGGTTCGTCAGATGCCGTCAACGTATGCCATAGTTTCCGGGTACGGTGATTCAACAGCGCCCAGCTTGCCATAATAGGTGGTGAGCTGGTAAATGCCACGATACTGAATAGGCACACTCAGCAATGGCACCATCGGGAAACGCACGTATTTTTTGTCGTTGGTGTAAGCCACCATACGATCGGTACCGCCCACGCCAGCACCTTTCAGCCACTTCACCGCGCGGATATTCAACGGCACGCTATTTTGGTGATAAGCAATGGTGTTTTCACGCAGGTAGCTCAACAGGGACTGGTTACCAGCGGTCGATACGATGATGCTCGAAAGCAGCGCGAACTGCTCAGGAGGCAACAGCAGATCACGCGGCACCAGCGTATAACCCGTTGCAGCCCAGGCATCGGAAAGCACTTTGTTGATAGAGGCGCGAATTTCGTCAGGAGTTGACGCAGCCCAGGTCTTCGCAGCATTAGTCAGCGCCGCACCGGTGTAGTTGGTCAGGCCTTTAACACCAAGCTGAGTATCGCCACGATAAACCTGCTCATCGGTGTCCATGTTCCACTTGAGCTGCATCGCGTCATATTTCTGGGTGTCGATCGGGCGGCCAACTTTTGCAGCCGCTGCCAGTTCGACAACGGTCCAGCCCAGTTCCATGCCCCACAGGGTCAGCGGGAAGCCGGTTTTAGCGATATCGACGTTCGGGCCAGCGATAGCGGTGGAGTCTTTGCCGATCCAGTTCTTACCGTTCGGGTTCGGTGTGCCTGCTGCAGCAAAGGTGGAGTTGGTGAACGAACTGATGTCATCGGCAATGGACACGTCTTCGCGCAACTGAATATCGCGCGACCACGTATATCCCACCAGTGGCATATTCAGTTCCTGGTCGAGGCGCTCAAGCTCGCCAACCAGGAAAGCGCCAGTACCGTCAACGGTGGCTTGGTCAAAAGTTAACATATGTAGCGATTCCCTTAGATGTTGTATGCGATTTCAGCGTTGCCATCGGCATCGCCTGCGCCAGTGAAGGTTGCATTCGGCAGCACCACGGTTTCGTCAGTGATTGCCGCGCCCAGAATTGCGCCCAGCGGGCTTGTTTCTGTCGGATTGGCATTTCGAACGTAAACCGGCGCACCCTTTTTCAGATTCACAGCGGTGCTACCGATGTTCACGGTCATATAGCCGCGCTTCAGCACATCTCCGGTGAAGTTTTTACCGGTGCCGACCTGGCGAACCATGTCAGGCGTTGAGGTGGTCGGGTAAGGACGCACGTACAGACCGGTAATCACTGTTGCCGCATCTGATGCCGCTAGCGGAATAAATTTGCCGTCGGCACTGTCTTTACCTGCCAGACCGTAAACACTGAAAGTGTTGGCTGCATTGAGGATCACCGGCTCGGTGGTCAAATCCTGCGGGCGTGAGATAGCCCCGGCGATGCCTACAGGCATCCGGTAGAGTAATGAAGGCATTGGTTATCCCTTATTTATTCCAGTGGGCGGCGTATGCCTTATTCAGGGCTGCCGGAGAGTTTTTGTTAGAGGCGTCATAGAAGGTGGAGCGCCCGATTGAGGCCGGAACGTTGTTGCGCGCTTTGGCAATCTCACTGGCCGACACAAATACCGCGTCGAGTGTGGCCTTAGGCATTTTTGCAAAGTCCGGAGACATGCCCACCAGCGGAGAAAGTAGAGCCTGACCTTCAGGTGTTTTGAATGCTGCGTCCATGGTGGCGCGCTTGAATGCCGCCAGCTTGCCACCTTCAGGCAGTTTCACGCCCGGCAGGATGAGTTCCGCTCGCGCCACAACGCCCTGGTGATAAGCGGCATCGGTGGTAGCGCGGGTTTTCTCTTCCTTCTCGTCAGGATCGTCGCTGTCGGTGGTTGTCGTTGACGCCGGATTGAGCAGTTGCTGAACCAGAATCGCCAGCGCATCGACTTTGGCTTCAAGCTCGCTGGTTGTTTGTGCGCCGCTTTCTCCTTCATCGGTGGTCAGGCCGCCGAGTTCTTTATTCGGTGGCAGTGGCTGCGCCGGGTTGATCGTGATATTGAGCGCGCGTGGCAAGTCCAGTTCCGGCTCAATCAGTTCTGCGGGGGCGTTTTCCACCAGGTCTTCCAGGGTGGCGGAATCCTTGGTTTTAATTGCCCGTTTCAGCTGGGTAAGCCAGCCCTGTTTCGTTTTTGCCATTGTATTGCTATCTCCAATTGAACAGCGAATTCCTGCGCGACCATTGGGGACGCCCGCACAGTGGTTACCGATAATTGAGTGCTGCCGCGCCTGACCAGGTCCCTGCTGTTCGTAGTCGGCGTCGTAGCCCATAGAAATCTGCTCAAGACCATCCGTTACCTGCTGAATGGCCTCGGCGGTTTTGATGTGGATATCACCCAGCATTAAATCCGACTGGTCGCCGGTGCCGCGCCGGACGTTCTGAACATGGCCGTGCGCGTAGTCTTTCCAGTTTCCCGGATTGACCATGTCTCTCGGATGCCCAAGCGTGAAGGCCATGCCTTCGAAGGAGGCGAGCGTTTCAGGTCGAAAGACCTCGTCCGCATCGCGTGTGACGACGATCTCGCCATCCTCGTCACCGATTAATCCTTCCAGTTCGCTTTCGTCGTATACCTGCGCGCCGGTGCGAGCGATCGGCACGTCTTTGCACAGCAGGGAGCCGTCGGCCATCTCGTAGCGAGTATTGCCGAGTCGGGTTGTGAAAAAATATTGCATCGTCAGACCTTAGCCAGCTTCCTGGTCAATTCCTTAAGCAGCCGTACGTTTCCGCGCCCCATAACAGTCAGTTTCTTTCTGTCACCAACCCTGAGCATTAAGGCGCTCATGCCAGCAGATATAGAAACCTCAGTGCGAGCGATGTCGCCATTCTGAATATGGTTAACGATGATTTCTTTCATGATTAATCCTCCGGAACGACGACTTCGCAGTAGCAGCGGCAGTTGGGAAACTGCCCAGCGTGGCCGGTCATGCCGTCCAGCGTGGGCGGTTTTGACCAGTCGACATACTGACCATTCATCTGCGCGTGAGAGTGGCGAACGTCGCTGTCCTCTGCGGTGCGCCAGATATAGCCGCGGGAGCCGATGGCGGTTGAGCGCGCCTGGGTGATTGCAGTTGATGCCCGGCCAACCTCAGTACGGGCAATTGTGCGCGCCCGAGCTTCAGTAACTTCACCAGTACGCATGATTTCCTGCGTCAGCGAGCTGGAACGCTTACCGGACACCACGGCCTCTATCGCCTGATTGTGGATGTCGTAAACACGGTCGGCAGCCTGCAGCGGCAATGATTTAAACAGCTTCACCTGCTCATTGATGATGCTTCGGGTAACCTGCCCCTGACTGCCAGCCATCAGATCACGCAGGCCGGAAGATATTTGAAAGGAGCGCTCGCGCCACATCGCATCGTCGGCAATCTCCAGCGTGCTGATGAGTCGCTTCGATACTGCTTCAGACCATGGTTCTATCAGGTCGGCGTAACGTTCCAGCCGGTCCATGATGTCAGTAACGCTATCGTTTGAACCATCGTACGAACCCTCGACGATTGTCCCCACCGTACGCGCTATCTGTCGTAGCTGTGTTCCCAGTTGCCTCTCGGCGCGCCTCAGGTTCGGTGGTTTCGACGTTATCGAGGTCGGCTTCCGTCGGCGCCGGGATGTCACTGGCATTATCAATGTCCTCGTCGCTGATAGTTCCGCCCAGGCCTGTTACGCGGGCCGTCTCCTGAAGATGCTGCGCACCGGCTTTCTCGGTCATCAGACCTGCATCTACTGCTTTAACCGTCGCATCAACAACCTTATTGGCCGTTTCCGCGCGTTCACTATCTGGTGTCTGCCACAGTTCGTTAAATTCGAAGGAGAAGTCATCCGGTAACGGCTGAGCAAACAGGCTCATGTGCAGCACCTCGAACAACTTGCGGATCGGACGGCGTAGCTTTCGCTCCTGCTGGGTCGACACGTTGTCGTAATAGTTAGCCAGGTCAGTGTCACCGGTTGAGAACCCGGCAGGAGACTGACCAAACAGGCGAACCAGAGGGATACCGAATGCGCCGGAAACCTGCTGGCCGAACTGCGCCAGTACATCGCTAAGCCCCGCATACGAATAGGTGTGCGCCTCAAACTTATCTTTGGCGTCCATGATCGTCATGCCTTCGTTGCTCTGGTACTGGCGGATCATATCCATGTGGGACATCAGTGCTTTGAACGCCGGGTTGTCCTTTCCCATCGCCAGAAGCTGTCGAAGCCCTTCGATGCTGTAGGTACGCAAGTGCGCTTTGTAAATAAGCTGGGCCACGCCCTGCGTTGTGCTGTCGAATGCCAGCAGGCGATCGAAACAACGCTCAATAACCGACATGCCCCAGTCGTTTTCCGTCAGGCGCTGCTGATAAGGCAGAGGGATACCGTCGAAGCGAATCAGCCTGGAGTGATGAATACGCCACGGCGGGATGCCGGTAGCTGAAGTCACAACGCGGTAAAACTCTGGCATGCCAAAATCTGGCCCCAGCTCGGTCACGCGCCGTTCCGTGGTTGCATTCAGCATCCAGCGATCCATCACCATGACACCTTTGAAAGCGCCTGGTGCGATGGTGTCGATGCGCAATGGCGTTGAGTAGTTCTGGCCCTCAATGAGGATGACGCCCACAGCGCCACCATAAAGCCGTGCCCACTTCAGCGTATCGTTGATCGCTTCCCATAACGCCATCTCATCCCATGCGTTATCGAGCTTCTTCTTACGCCCGTCTTCCAACTTTGAAGTGATGGTCACGCCCTTTCGGGTCATGTCGTCGGGTATGGCATCGACGCCAGCACCCACCAGCCATGATGAGCGGTAAGCCTGTTCGATCAGCAGCCTGTTGCGCGATGTCCAGTTGTTGCGGTAAGTGCCCGCGCCAGACTGGTTCGATTCGTTAACACCCATGCGGGCAATAAAGTTTTCGTAGCTGTCACGCGTCGGTAAAGGCTGCGACACGTTTTGTGTTTCGGACATGTTCAGCCTCTGCCAAGTTGAGCCCATATATCAAGCGAGGTTTCCATTGGGGCGTAGTTGATCATCACTGAATCAGCTAGGTTGGGCGATTTGGTCCCTTCCGGCTGTTTGTCCACAACGACCTTACCCACACCGTTGATGGAGTAGGTTGGTTGGGATAATTCAATGATGAGTTTGTCGATATTAGTGATCTGCCCGCTCAGGGAGATAATGTCGTCCGGGCTGTATTCCATACCGCTGACGGCTCGGAAGGTGTTGCGGAACAGCTTCCGCAGGTGCCACCAGCTTTGGGCTTTGGCGTTCGCAAAGAAATCTTTGTTAAGCCGTGAAGGCTGCCCGTTGTCACCCTTAACCGCCTCGCCATCTGGATCGAACACTGAGCCGCTGCCGCGAAATGGTGTCGCCAGCAAGTATGGCCTGCCTTCTGGTTGCCGCAGCTCGTTGATGGCTTTAGCATCACCACGTACGCCAGCGCCCAGCCCATCCTCATCAAACCTGAACGCTTCCAGGTTGTTATGTTCGCAGTAGCCGAAAACCTTCACCACGGAACTGTAGATATCGCTGCCGACACCAGACCACTCTTTAACCTCTTCGAGCAAGAAGCCATGGCGCCATGAGAACGCATTTTTGTCGCGCCCCTCATCGGCAACATCCATCGCGCCGAGGCGCTGGCCGGTAGGCTGAATACCCAGTTTTACGTGAGCATCAATCGCAGCACGTACCCATTCATTGGGGATCAGCACACCTTCTGCAGATGCTGAGTAGTTAAGATCAAGCTCCTGGGCGACAACAACCGGGTTATCAATTTTTTCACATTCTTTGCGGTACCACTCTTCATCCTTGCGTGGGTCGCTGCGCCAGTGGAATGTGAACACCGGGATGCGTCCACCATGGCGCTTCTGTGCGAACGGGTTCGCCATGCCATTGACCGATGAGAGATCGATACGGCAGCGGGTTGTCTGGGAAAGCGCAGCATCAATAAGTAGCGGCCGCTGTAGGAACGCCGCCTCATCCACGAAATAAAGAGTGGTTCGGTCGCCACGTCCAATGTTGTCGCCTGCCTCCCCTTTCAGTACCGCCCCCGTTTCAGGGAACTCAACCCGCATGTAAGGCGCGTGCTTCTTCTCGCTCCAGTTGCCGCGAAACTCTATGGGCAGCGTTTCTACAAATTTGCGTGCTTTCCAGAACAGTGCTTTCGGGTCACCGGTGCTGTCTACGTATTCTTCTTTACGGGAGCCGAAGCCAATCACCATTTCTTTGTTGAACAGACACAGCGAGCAGGCCAGGCCGATTGATGTCCAGCTTAGACCCATTTCACGGCTCTTTTCAGTAATGCCATTCTCCATGCTGCGACGACGATCCATTATCCACTCGATCCACTCTTCCTGTTTGGGGAACAGCAGAAAGGGAATGGTTACCGGCAGGCCATAATCCAGATTTCGGGGGTCAGTGGTCATTCCCCAGTCGATGATGAACTGGGCCGGGTTATCGCGATAGAACGCTTTAAGCGCAGGCAGTATTTCTGGTTGCTGGCGGATACGTTGAAGCCGTTCCATACGCCATTCAAACACCGCGTTGTAATCCGGTTTTTTGAAGTCGAAAGGGAACGGTAAGGGCATTAAAGTGATCCCCGATGATTATTTTTGTGTGAATAGTATTCATACTGAAAACGCCGTTAGCCGACGGCAAATTCAGTGGAGTGTGTTATGGGTCATTACGAAATTAAAAAATCTGACAAAAGCACTAATCAGCCTTATTACTTCGTACTTAAAGCCGGTAATGGTGAAGTAATAGCTACGAGCGAAATGTATTCTTCAAAACAAGCAGCTAGAAACGGAATTAATTCCGTACAGAAAAATGCTCAGACAAGTGATGTTCGTGACCAGACAGACAGTAAAGGGTCGTCAATGCGTGATGCTTTAGGCGGTACTCAAACCAACTGCTAATCAAAGGGCCTTTTGGCCCTTTTTATCCCATCATTTTTTTGTACATGCTCGCAGCCTGTTCTGGCGATAAATTGGTTGTCTCTGTTCTGACCGGGCCGCCGTCGGGGCCTGTCAGCTCGTTTTTAACATTGTCTTTGAATGCCTGGATGGCGACATGGCGCCCAAGCAGTTCGAGATTCCTGACCTTATCCGGCCATTTTATTTTTTTGAGAATACCCACCATCTCGCGGTCATCGCCGCGGCCTTCGAACATTTCAGCCAGATTGAATCCACTAAGATACCGGCGCCAGGACTCAGGCCATTCAGAGAGTGGTTTTACTTCAAGGTTATCGTAGAGGATGTCCGCCACATCGAGCCTGTCGATCTCCACCAGCCGCATCAGCACGTAAGTTGCGTCGATGCCCAGCTGGTCGATACGTTCCTGCTTTAGCTCGTTTATGCGGGCGCGTATTTCAGGCTTACCGTACAGTTCTGCTCCGGTAACATGCGCACGTTTAGCGGCATACCCTGCGCGAATGGCAGCTTGAGTAGCATTCAGATCGACAAGAAACTCGCGGCAAAACACCTCATGTTTTGCTTTCAGTTTCCTGGTCATTTGATTTTCCAGTTATTGGGTCATTATCGAAGCCCCTCGACGAAGAGCCTCTGTAATGTCGCCAGGAATGTGAAGATAATGCATTTTTTCTGGCGCAGCGTTCGCCCTGCTTCTCAGAAGTGCTTAGCCACTTACGGCTTTCCCGTCAGCAAGATGTGATCACCATCCTTTCGGGGTTACACAAATCATTTGCACTGTGTGTTGATGTAGTCCTGCAAATACTTCAGGGCTTTCTGGTCGCGGATAATTCCGGCGCGGATACTGAGAACGTTTCGTCCAGCAACGTCAGCGAGTTCGACGGTTCCTGCATCGCCCACGCCGCCGGTGGAGGTGGTGTAGTCCTGAGCGGGACATTTGCCTTGGACGCGCACCCGGCCACCATTATCGAGACGCTTACGCAGAGCATCATTTTCAGCATTCGCATCAGCCAGCTCCTTCGTGTATTTAGCGTCGAGTGCCGCGTTGTCACGCTGGCGCACTGTCATGTCTTTGATAGTGTCGTTCGCGAGATTCAACCTTTCAGTGGCCTTATCGCGCTGCTCTTTGTAGGTGACGGCATTATCGCGATAGTGATTAACCGCCCAGACCAGAGCACCAAGAACAGCTGTGAGCAAAAGCGGAAGCCAAAGCTTTTTCAGCACCGTAGTAACTTTAGCGAGTGAAATCATGATTTCGCTTCCACAACGAAACCACCTGCCTCCCGGAATTTCTTCAGGAGGTCTTCTACTTTGTGCTCATACTGACCGTAGCCCGCGCCAGGCAGCGATGCCCAGATATTGCTGCAACGGTCAATCGCCTGGCGGATATTGCCGCTGTCGATCAGCTCCAGCGCACGACGCTCTTTGATCTGCTGGAGCGCCACAGCGTCCTGGCTGGCCGGAGAGAAGTCTTTCAGGCCCAACTGTCTGCGGTATACATCCCAGTAGCGGGACAGCAGTTGATAGCGCCCGGCGGCGGTGGATTTAATCTTCAGGCGAGACAGATCTACTAGCTTACGGGGGTGATCGGCATAGCTGGTAAACAGCGTTCCGCCAACAATGACGTTGTAGCCGTTGTCCGAAGCTTTCAAAAGCTTATCGCCGATTTCAGACCATGCCAGCATATCGAGGAAGGCTTTGCGCTGAGGGTTAATTGTTTGCATTTTTCATCCCCGTCAGACGTTCCCAGAAGTATGTCAGCGCGACGGAACCCATCGCCCCGCTAATACCGGCCGCAGCCAGGATCATGTACAAGCTGAGGCCGCTTTCCACACTGACAAGGCCGCCTATCACTCCTGTGAAGCCAGATACGGCGATTTGAGCCAGCGCATTAACCCAGCTCCATGTCGCCTTGTTCTGCTTCACATCAATCAGGTAACGGACGAGGCCGCCCCAGCAGGCGAGCACAAGGACGACGATCCAGGATAATCCTGCAATGCTCTCTTTATCGTGCATACGTTTTGCCATATCACCTCCGGTAATCGGGGTGCTGTTGATGATGGTAGGTTCAGGCCACGGACACTCTGGTAAAGACTTTATGGGGTTTGATTGTCCGGGCCTGAAAATAAAAAGGCCCGCCGAAGCGAGCCTGTTAAATTTGTTAAAAAACGGCCTTATTTAACATAATTACCGTTATCTGCACCACGCGTGTAATGGCTCAATAGTAATGTCCGCCTGTGGCTCAATTCAGATGTCCGCGCTATGGTAAGCTTCACTGGTCCGTTTAAACTACCGGGAGGCATATCATGAGCGCAGAAAGCTCAGGAGTGTTTACTTTGAAAGAGATCAACCGGATCAAGATTATACAGGACGTCATTGAACGTCGCATCACAACGCGCCGTGCGGCCGAGCACCTCGGTATCAGCGACAGGCAATGCCGCAGACTTCTTGCCCGTTACCGTGAAGGCGGACCGCTTGGTATGGCCAGCAGACGATGTGGCATGCGTGGTAACCGCCAGTTGCCACCCGGGCTCGCAGATCAGGCTCTGGAACTGATCAAGACGCGTTATGCTGATTTCGGTCCGACTCTGGCGCGTGAAAAGCTCGAAGAACTCCACGGACTGTTTCTTGGCAAAGAAACTGTCCGGCGCATCATGGTGCGGGCTGGCTTATGGGTTCCCCGTAAACAACGTGCCGCAAGGATCCCTCAACCACGGTACCGGCGTCCGTGTACTGGTGAGCTGATACAAATAGATGGCTGTGATCACGACTGGTTTGAAGGCCGTGGCCCGGCCTGCACCGCGCTGGTCTATGTTGATGATGCAACCAGCAAACTGATGGAACTGTTGTTTGTTAAATCGGAGTCCACGTTTTCTTACTTCGAAGCCACGCGGCGCTATATCGATAAGCATGGTAAACCGCTGGCACTGTACAGCGATAAAGCCGGTGTTTTTCGTGTTAACAATAAACACGCCACAGGCGGAGACGGGCATACTCAGTTTGGGCGAGCCATGCATGAACTGAACATCCAGACTATCTGTGCAGAAACCAGTCCCGCCAAAGGGCGTGTAGAACGAGCTCACCTCACTTTACAGGATCGTCTGGTCAAAGAGCTGCGGTTACAGGGCATTTGTTCAATGGAGGCTGCAAATGACTTCGCTGAGGCCTATATGGCTGACTATAACCGCCGTTTTGGCAAAGTACCGCGACATGATTTTGACGTACACCGTGCTGTAGAACATGATGAGGACCTGGGGCTTATTTTCACTGTTCGTGAAAAACGTAAAGTCTCAAAATCGTTGACGATACAATATGATAAAATGTTGTACCTGATTGAAGACAGCGAACTGAGTCGCCGTGCAATAGGTAAATATATCGATGTGTATCACTATCCTGATGGCAGAAAAGAGCTGCGCCTGAACGGTACGCTACTTCCCTACTCTACCTACGACCGACTGTCAGAAATCGACCAGGGCGCGATTGTCGATAACAAGCGTCTTGGCCGAACCCTGGAGTTTATCAGTCTGGTGCAGAGCAAGCGGGATAACACGCGCTCTCAGTCAATTCCCGCTGGAGATGGCCCTTCCCGACGACGGCCAAAGCAGGAAGGGAAGAAATCCCAGCGCTCACTGGATAATGATGACATGCTCGAAGCACTCAAACAGCTTCAGTCACGTTCAGAGGACATTTTTGGTAAAAGAGCCCGCTGATGGTACTCACTGGCCGGACAGTGGTTGCTCACCAGTTGATATTGTCCGGCCAGACCCATGATGTATTATTCATTTCGTTCAGCATCTTTATGTCCTGCTTTTCACGGGCATACTTACCCCATAATGAATGAAAAGAACGAACAATACTGATTAACTGCTTTTTTCTTTGCTCCGGAGATAGGCTGATAAAATAGCAGCACCTGCTGTCAATATTATCCTCAATGAAATTAAAATCAGAGTCTGATGCATATTTTACTGTTAGCATAATATCATTCGACGTTGTTCTCTCAGACTCTGTTAATGCTGATTCTATCAGGTATTCAAAGGCATACATGACAGACAGCTGGTTTTTGTCTGTCTGAATATAACCCATTGAGTTTCTGAGTATTGAGGACTGTACCAGGACCAGAGGCCATAAAAGCTCAACACCATAAAGCTTATATGTATCATGTTGATCATACTGATGTTGCTCAACACGACGATTACCTTCCCGTGCTTTACGAATATCATAGGCAAGGGATAACATAAATCCGTCTTTAACTTTAATCAGTGGGCTTTCATCCACGATGTAATGAATGAGTTCATGTAATTCATTCAGGGCTTCTGAATCTCCCCACAGTATAAAACCTGCATTGTTCGGCGTTAACTCGTATCGAAGCATGGGCTCAATCATCCTGTTGTTTCAGTCGGAGGAAAGTCTATCAGTAAAGAGAATGAGAGATCAAAGTGGTCATTTTAATTGAGCTGGATAACGGACATTTCAATTGAGCCTTGACAACGCGATCGGCACTCATCACCGGGGCGGTGTGAACGGCGTATTTGTGCAGGTTAAGAGCGGTGAAGCGGTCAGAACTGACTGAATAAAACGTGCATAAAACAGGGTGCAAAATGCATAGCGTTTTTTCGAAGCGAACGCGCTGTTTTACTCACTTTTCCCCTGGATGGGGTAAGAAAAAAGCCCCGATGTTTTGGGGCCCTTCGTCGAGGTCAGAAACTCAACTCATACCAGCGTAGCGCACTTTTTGCGGCCCGCACTAACACTTTTTTCACCCCCTCGTTTTTCCACCTCAGGGTCCATCTGCAAGCGCACATCAAGCATACAGAGGCACCCTTCGATAAAACCTTCTGCGGTCGACAGGAGGCGACGGACCTCACGTTCAGAAATCTTAGCCCTGCGTCCTATTTCCCGTTTGGTTAGTCCCTTAACGTAATACTGCATGATGACGTCCAGCTCCCCCGGCTTGCGGATCTGCTGCAGGCGACAGACGCAGGCATCGATGACCAGCCCATCATCATCGCAGCACGACAGGCGCATCGACGAACTGGAAGCGACGAGCCCCTTAAAGCCTGCGGCAATTGGTGCCCAGTTGACTGCGGTGTTGTCCTCAGCCGCCCAGCCACCCCAGCGTTCTAAAACTTGTTGAATGTTACGCATAGCTCTGACCTCTACGTTTTGCTACGAAAAAATTTCCTGGGAACCGCGACCGTCTACCCGTGGGGCGTGGGTAACGCAGTCCCGATTTGTGTATCGCACACCCCAACATGCAAAAAGTTACATGTTCAGCCTGTAACCACCTGTAACCACTGTAACCACCATCTTTCTAACCTTTCCCTGAACGACTTATATATATATATGGGGTTCTTAGTAAATAGGTGGTTACAGTGGTTACAGTGGTTACAATCCTTTAAATTCAATAAGTTAAAACGTAACCACCTACCATGGAGAGGTGGTTACAGGTGGTTACGCAGGCAGCCAAACCCGCTGCACTTTCCCTTCAACGCGTCTCAAAACGCGCTTATAACCGCAATTTTGCAAAACATTACTAATTCGCATTTCTTCCCGCTTTCCGATGTGGCTGGGGTTTAGCCCAATCGCATCGCGCAGAACGTCACTTGCCCGTAAAAATTCGCAATTTCGCGGAATGTCATTAGTCATCAGGTCGGGCGTGTCGAGCCATTTTTCGACCGTTTCAAGCCAGGCGTCCTTAATCGTGTATTGCTCATGGACACTCGCGCCGAGCCGCTCAGCATCGCGGAACTGGATGCCGCCGAGGCGCTTAAACGTCTCGCGGGCCTCAGCCCACAGCAAAAGGAGGTCGGTTTTTATCGCTTTCACGTCGACTTTCGACACTTCCACGGGCAGCCAGCGCCGGTTACCGGTCTTGTCTGCGAGGAATTCGTCCTCGTTGGTGGTGCCGACGAATACCAGGCGGCGCGGGAACTGCGTGGCGAACTCCCGGTATTTGGGGATCCAGTTCTCATGCGTACGGGTCACGAACGCTTTGATGGATTCGAGCTCTTTGGTATTGAGGCCGCGAAGCTCGCCAATCTCCGCCACCAGGCGCCCGCGCATCTTGCGTGCGAGGTCGTCGTCTTTCTCAGCGAAAGAGATTTCTGTAAAGAAAGAGGGATCCGGGCTGAGCGCTTCCACGCCGGAGGACTTTCCGCAGCCCTGCGGCCCGACGAGGATCGGCACCATATCGGCCTTGATGCCGGGCTCCAGCACCCTACCCGCCAGCGCCGTCCACATGTACATGGACACTGCGCGGGTGTATGGCGTGTCGGCGGTACCGAAGTGTGTATGGTAGAAGGATTCGATGCGCGGCACGCCGTCCCACTCCAGTCCGTTCAGCCAGGTCACAGCAGAATCGAAAGGCTGTTCGTCAGCGGCCAGCAGCACCACGTCGCGGATGAGTTCGCGCCCGACAGCTTTGAACCCGCGCTTTTCCATCGTGATGCGCAGGCGCGCGTAATCAGGATCGGTGAACGCCTGCCACTGGCCGGAGCCCGCAGGAGCGAACATAATTTCGTCGCGGAACTGGTCGAAGCGGATATCAATATTCACGAAGTCGGGACGCACAACCGCTTTGGCCGCGTTGCTGATGGTGGCCTCGATACGCCCCCACTTATCCCGCTCAAATGCAGGCAGCGGTAACGGCTCGGCTACTTCTGCACTGGTCAGGTCCTCAAAATCGTCGTGGCGTACCCCGATGGCATTAAGGAAATCACCGTCGTCGCGGTGCGCACAGCTGGCGTGCAGGCACTTGAAATGGCCCTGCTCAAATCCAGCGGTACCGCCCGGGAAGTAAACCGTACTGGTCGGATCGCCACCGGTGCTGTGGCCGTCCTCGAACGGGCAACGGATATAACGCTCGCCGTTCGCGCCGTCCAGCAGCGTCCAACCATTAGCGTCGAGGTATTCGGCTGTATCATCCGTGGCGCCGGGCGTAAAGGTTGAGCGGTCGCGCATCTTGCTGCTGCCCGCCTCGGTGGTAACCGACACAGGGAGCTGGTCCGCCAGGCGCTGCCACAGCGTTTCAAGCTGGTCAGCATTAATAGCCTGAGGTTCATCCGGCAGTCCGCCGTCCCATTCGATGCGCGCGCCACTGGCATGCGTACCACAGGCAACGAACTGCTGCCCGCTAGCCAGCAGCTCAATAATGCCGAGCTCGCCTTCCAGTCGGTGAATGCGCTTACGGAAATCGCCTTCCACGCCCAGCAGATACAGGCACTTATTGCTGTTGGCGCGCGAGCGACGCGGCGGCAGTTCGCCCAGAAGCTGCACCAGCAGTTCACGGATAACTGACTGCACACCAGCATCTTCGCTGTCGCAGTCCAGCGCCAGCCAGCCGGAGCCGGTGCGCACGCAGATCCCGTAATCAGGCTCTTTCGACCAGCGAGCAAAGTCATGCTCAGTCACGACATGCCCGGTCCACTGAGCGATACCGGTAACCATGCGGTCACGGTTATAGCGGCTGGGCGTCTTGCCCAGGGCTTTCAGTTTACTGTCGGGGGAAATGGCCGCATCCGGGTTACACACGACCGGCAGCAGCTGGTCAGTACGCCCCAGCACCAGATCGAAATGGAACCACTCGTCAGGCGTCGCCCCCCAGTTCTTATTCTCTGGCATGGGTTACGCCTTATTGTCGTTTTGTGAACCATGCAACAGCCAGTTCGGGTCACATTCAAGTGCAACAGACATCTCTAAGAGATAACGAGGACGAGAAATGACGCCGCTTTCAATCCTGTTGATCGCCTGCTGGCTAACCCCTGTTAGCTCAGCCAGCGCGACTTGCGTCATTTTGAGCTGCTTACGTCGTTCTTTCACTCGGGTAGCCAGATTCATAGTAGTCACCTCATACAATTTTAGTGGTATTTAGCAACAACTAATGATGTTTGTCAAATACAACAAAAATTGTTTTTATTAAAGGAGCTATTTATAAACCTAACTTCAAAGGAACAACCACATGTCTTTCGCAGCCCGATTTAAAGCCCGCCGTTTGGAACTAGGAATGACCCAGGTGGAGGTAGCAAACTCTGCGGGCATTAGCCAACAGTCGGTTGAATCAATTGAAAGCGGTAGAACCAGAAAGCCTAGAAACCTGCTGGATCTTGCCAAAGCGCTTAAGTGCAGCCCAGACTGGCTTCTAAATGGAAAAAACATAATGCCCCTGGCGGAAATAAGCACCCGTCGCATACCGATTCTTAGCTATGTGCAGGCAGGGGAATTAACAGAGGTTAGGGACGTGACCGACATAACTGGAGAACTAGAATATGTACTTGCCGATGCGGATGTACCTGAGACTTGCTTTGCACTTCGCATTGATGGCGACAGTATGCAGCCTGAGTTCAAAGAAGGGGATATTGTTATAATTGATCCTGACCTTTGCCCTACCCCAGGCGAGTTTGTTGTGGCTAAAAATGGCGGACACGAAGCAACTTTTAAAAAGTATCGTCCATTAGGCATTGGTGTTGACGACTTCGAGCTTGTCCCATTAAACCCTGATTACCCAATACTACGCAGCGCTGACATGAAGTTGCAGATCATAGGCGTAATGATTGAACACAGAATTTACCGGCGTAAGCGCTAAAGCCACTCTCCTACTGGAGGGTTTTAATACCCTCCACCACCCTACCTGTAAAATTTTACCAACTAAATTCATTTGAATATCAATAATGTGGTAAAAACACGCCCCAAAATACCACATTTGTGGTTTACACAATACAACCTAAATTGTAGAGTTAATCCCAAGTCGAACGGCGCGACTCTAAACCATGCGTCGGGACCGTGGCGGGACAGGATGTCGGCAATACGGGTCAGTAAGTCCCCTTTGGGGTGCGGTGAATTGCAGTCCACCGAGACAAGCCGAAGATAAGCACCGGCCGCCGCACCACCAAAGTGAACTGAATGAGGAATAACCTGTGGACGATTACGAAGCATATTTCGATAGCCTGAAGGAAGGCGAAGAAGCCCTTAGCTATGAAGAATACCGCGCCACTTTAGCCATAACACCCACCCCCTGAAGCGCCCATTGCTGTGTAGTCTTTGCCCGTCTCCCGTGACGGGCTTTTTTATGACTGAAAGCGCATTCGATGCAGTGCGCTCCCCGTCATGAAAAGGAGCACTCCCGATGAAACCTGAACACCTCTACCGACTGACGGGGCGCGACGTGCTCCGCTGGCGCCGTAAACACTTCGACCTTATCACCGGTCTGGCCCTCGCTACGGCGTTTGGCCTGGCTGTTACCTTCATTCTCCTTGTAGCGGGGACCGCTTAATGCAAATTACAACGTATAAAGGTTTTAAACAGGATCTGACCTGCCGGGGCTTCCAGTTTGAAATTGGCAAAACTTTCGAGCACAAAGGCAAAGTCAGTGCATGCTCTTCGGGGTTCCACTCCTGCGAATACCCGCTTGATTGCTTCGGTTATTACCCACCAGCCGAAAGCCGCTACGCCGAGACGGTGGCGCAGGGTGATATCAGTCGCGAGGACGGCGGTGACACCAAAATCGCCAGCGCCACCATTACGATTAAAGCCGAACTCTCTGTGCACCAGCTGGTGACCCGCGCCATCGAGTGGATCTGGAGCCGGGTCGATAAATCGTTAGAACAGACAAACACCGGCAACCGCTCCGCCGCGAGCAACACCGGCTACCGCTCCGCCGCGAGCAACACCGGCTACCGCTCCGCCGCGAGCAACACCGGCGACTACTCCGCCGCGAGCAACACCGGCGACTACTCCGCCGCGAGCAACACCGGCAACCGCTCCGCCGCGAGCAACACCGGCGACTACTCCGCCGCGAGCAACACCGGCTACCGCTCCGCCGCGAGCAACACCGGCTACCGCTCCGCCGCGAGCAACACCGGCGACTACTCCGCCGCGAGCAACACCGGCGACTACTCCGCCGCGAGCAACACCGGCAACCGCTCCGCCGCGAGCAACACCGGCAACCGCTCCGCCGCGAGCAACACCGGCGACTACTCCGCCGCGAGCAACACCGGCGACTACTCCGCCGCGAGCAACACCGGCGACTACTCCGCCGCGAGCAACACCGGCAACCGCTCCGCCGCGAGCAACACCGGCTACCGCTCCGCCGCGAGCAACACCGGCTACCGCTCCGCCGCGAGCAACACCGGCAACCGCTCCGCCGCGAGCAACACCGGCAACCGCTCCGCCGCGAGCAACACCGGCTACCGCTCCGCCGCGAGCAACACCGGCGACTACTCCGCCGCGAGCAACACCGGCAACCGCTCCGCCGCGAGCAACACCGGCAACCGCTCCGCCGCGAGCAACACCGGCGACTACTCCGCCGCGAGCAACACCGGCGACTACTCCGCCGCGAGCAACACCGGCAACCGCTCCGCCGCGAGCAACACCGGCGACTACTCCGCCGCGAGCAACACCGGCTACCGCTCCGCCGCGGAAGTAAGCGGTTCCCACTCAGTAGCAGCGGCCTTTGGCATTGAGAGCAAAGCCAGAGCATCCGAAAACAGCGCCCTTGTGCTGTGTTACCGGAACGACGAGGGCGAACTTATCCATATTCGCGCCAGCAAAGTTGGCGATAACGACGTTAAACCTGACACCTGGTACACCCTGGACGAAGACGGCCAGTTTGTAGAAATTGAGGAATAATCCATGAGCTTAGAAACCAGTCTCGAACTTAATAACCAGCTGCTGACCCAGCACAACGCGCTGCTGGAGCGCTTAATTACCGCTCTGGCCTCTGGCGTGGCGCTTACTCCTCCGGCTGTCACTGAAGTGCAGGAGTACCATGAAACTGTGGTTGATAAAGCCGCCGATAAGACTGTAGTTCGTCCCGTGACTCTGGACGATCTGCAATTCAGCGACATTACAGCCCTGGCGGCTTTCTACCCTGAACAGGTGGATCTCAGCGTTGAAATGCTCCAGCGCGTGGTCGAATACCGCGACGCCGAAGGTGAACAACGCGTAGTGCAGATTGATGCACTGGATAGCGCGTTGCGTGGTGTGAAGCGCGCTCTTTCACTTCACAAAGATGTTTTGCTGCATCTTGCCCGCGACATTATTTCTTACTGGGATGAGCTTCCGACAATCGCCGATCGCCGGACGTTCGCCGAAACATGGCTTGATGCCAAACCCGACGAGCGTGAAAACGTGAAGCCGAAAAAAGCTGGCGGTAAAGGCAAGCAGCAGGAGCGCAAAAGCCCCTTCTATGTGCGGCATGGCGACGGACAAATCGGTGAAATCAGCTCTGAAGCGGAGTTGAAAACACACATCGAGGCCGGGTATACGGAAATCAACAAGGTTGAGTATCTGCAACTGAAAGAGGATGCAGAGAATGCTGACACCACGCCAGGCACTGACCAACCTGATTTTGCGGCGCTGCGTAAACAGGCTGAAGGGCTGATCCTCCAGCTGGCAAAAGGCGGCTATCGCGCCGAAGCAATAGCCATCCTGGAGCAGCAGGGCGCGAAAAAGCTCGGTGAAGTCAGCGACGCCAGCCTCGCAGAAGTCATCACCCAGGCTGAAAAAGCGCTGGAGGTGTAACTATGCCGGACGTTCATGCACGACTCTCTCCCTCTGCGGCGCATCGGTGGATGCGCTGCCCCGGCAGCCTGGCACTGGAGGCCACGCAGCCGGATAAAGAAACCTCTTTTGCCGTTGAGGGCACGGCAGCCCACGCCCTGGGCGAAATCGTTCTTCGCAACCGCCTGGCTCACCCCGCTGACTACCCGGGCTGTAATGCCGGAACATATCTCGGCACCTACCCGCTGGCCCATCCTTCAAAACAGGATCCCGGCCCGCAGGTGAATGAAGAAATGGTCGAAGCAGTTGGACTGTATGTCGACACCGTATGGGCGCTGGCGCAGGGCAATGAACTGCTGGTTGAGCAGCGTGTCGACTTCTCCCACATCGTGGGTGTGGAGAATTCTTTCGGTACCGCCGACGGCGTGATCATCGCTGGCGCCGAGCTGCAAATCCATGACCTGAAATACGGTAAGGGTGTTCGCGTTGACGCTGAACAGAACGAACAGTTACAGCTGTACGCCCTGGGCGCGCTGGAGCAGTTCAGCATGCTGTATGACTTCGAGACGGTACGTCTGTTCATTCACCAGCCGCGGTTAAACCACGTGTCAGAATGGGCGCTGACGGTGGAAGAGCTCCAGGCGTTCGGCGAGCGGGCGCAGGAAGCTGCGGCCAGTGTGATCGTGATGTTCAGCATTGCTGACTGCGAAGGCGTCGAAACACTGCCACTTGAAAACTTCACACCCGGCGAAAAGCAATGTCGGTTCTGTAAGGCCAGTGCCATGTGCATCGCGCGCGAACAGCTGCACCTCAATACCATTGCAGGTGATTTCGTGGACCTCACGCAGTCGGTTGGTGAACAACTGGCGGATGCGCTTAAACGTGTGCCGCTGTTGACGCCAGAACAGCTGGCAGAAATTTACAGCCAGGCGGATTTTATCGACTCCTGGCTAAAGGCAGTGCGCGACCGGGTAAACGGCGAACTTAACGCCGGGCATCCGGTGCCGGGTTTTAAACTGGTCACCGGCAAACAGGGTAACCGGGCCTGGAGCGATGAAGAAGCCGCCCGCGCGCTGTTGAAAGACCAGTTCCGCTATAAAACTGAGGAGGTTTTCGACCTTAAGCTCATCAGCCCGACAAAAGCAGAGAAGCTTATTAAAAAGGCCAGCCCCCGCCGCTGGACGAAAGTCGAAGCGCTGATTACCCGCGCTGACGGTAAACCCACCGTCGCCCCCGAATCCGACCCGCGCCCCGCGCTCGGTATCAACCCTGTTAACGATTTCGACGACGTGTCCGACGACGCGCTCGTCGCAGACCTCATCTGATTAAGGAAACACCCATGAAACTTAAACTGCAAAATGTTCGTCTTTCCTTCCCTGAATTGTTCGAAGCAGGCCAGGTTAACGGCCAGGGAGATTTCAAATTCCGTGCATCCTTCCTTTTACCACCCGACCATCCAGGTAATAAAGCTATTGAGCAGGCTATCAAGAAAGTCGCTACGGACAAATGGGGAGCCAAAGCTGAGACCATTCTTTCCCAAATTCGCGGAAACCCTATGCGCTTCAATTACCGCAGCGGCGATGAGAAAGCCGATTACGAAGGGTATGCGGGCAACATGGTAATCAGCGCCAGCAATAAAGCGCGGCCATTGGTTATTGACCGCGACCTTTCCCCGCTCACTGCTCAGGATGGTCGTCCTTACTCGGGTTGCTACGTTAATGCCACCATTACTATTTTCGCATATGAGAATAACGGTAAAGGTATCAGTGCTTCTCTCGGTGGCGTCCAATTCTTCAAAGATGGCGATGCATTCAGCGGTGGTGGTGTTGCCTCCCCTGACGACTTCGACGATATCAGTGAAGGCGCTGACGCCGAAACGCTGATTTAACCCTTCCTCACCCGGTCACGCGCCGGGTGTTTTGCAAAGAGCATCCCTTTTCGCAAAGCACCCGCGAGGAAAAACTATGTCTGAAACCATTCTCTGGGGCGACCTGGAAACCTACTGCGAGATACCCATCACGAACGGCACGCACGCTTATGCGGAAGGTGTCGAGGTGATGCTGTTTGCCTGGGCCATCGGCGACGAACCGGTTAGCGTCTGGGATCTGACTGCTGGCGAACCTATTCCCGGCAGGCTTCAGAAGGCTATCGCCGACCCCGACACTCTGCTTTATTTCCACAATTCGCACTTTGACCGCACGGTGCTGCGACATGCAATACCGCGGCTGGCCCCTGATGTAACACGCTGGCGCGACACAATGGTACAGGCGCTGGCGCACGGTCTCCCCGGCGCGCTGGGTGCGCTCTGCGAGGTGCTGGGCGTCCCGCAGGACAAGGCGAAGGACAAAGAAGGTAAAGCGCTTATCCAGATGTTCTGTAAGCCACGGCCAAAGAACAGCAAACTGCGCCGGGCCACCAGCAAAACCCATCCAGAAGAATGGCGACGCTTTGTTGCTTACGCTGGCCTTGATATCGAGGCTATGCGCGAAGTACATAAGCGCCTGCCGAAGTGGAATTATAAGGGTACAGAGCTGGCGCTCTGGCATCGCGACCAGCAGATCAACGACCGCGGCGTCTGCATGGATGTGCAGCTGGCGCAGGCGGCGATCGAGGCGGTAGACCTCGAGCAAAAACGCCTGGCGAAACGCACGCAGGTGATGACCGACGGCGAAGTGCAGGCGGCCACGCAGCGCGATGCGCTGATTAAACACATTGTTGAATCGTACGGTGTGGAGCTGCCGGACATGCAGCGCAGCACGCTGGAACGCCGTATGGCGGATCCTGATTTGCCGTCTGCGGTGAAAGAGCTGCTGGCTATCCGCCTGCAGGCCAGCACCACCAGCACCAGCAAGTACAAATCACTAATGAAGGGTGTGAGCAGCGACGGGCGTCTGCGCGGCACGCTGCAATTCTGCGGCGCATCGCGAACTGGGCGCTGGGCCGGGCGATTATTCCAGCCCCAGAACCTGCCCCGCCCTTCGCTTGAGCAGGACCAGATAGACGAGGGCATCGAGGCGCTGAAAGCCGGATGTGCCGATCTGCTGTTCGATAACATCATGGAGCTGACCAGCTCAGCGCTACGCGGCTGCATCATGGCCCCCGCGGGCAAAAAGCTGGTGGTTAGCGACTTGTCGAATATCGAAGGGCGAAAACTTGCCTGGCTTGCTGGCGAGCAGTGGAAACTGGACGCGTTCCGGGAGTACGACGAGGGAACCGGACCGGACCTGTATAAACTGGCCTACGCCCGCGCCTTCAACATCTCACCGGACGATGTTGATAAATACCAGCGTCAGATTGGTAAGGTGATGGAGCTGGGTCTTGGCTTTGGCGGTGGTGTTGCAGCGTTCCTGACCTTCGCGCTGGTTTACGGCCTCGACCTTGACGAGCTGGCGAACGCTGCGCTGCCGAACATCCCCCGCGATGTTATCCGCGAGGCGAAAAGCTGGTACGACGAATCGGTGAAGCGTAAGGCGACCTACGGCCTGTCAGAACGTGTCTTCATCGCCTGTGACTCGCTTAAACGTCTCTGGCGCCGGGCGCACCCTGCAACCTGTGATTTCTGGTATGAGCTTGAGCGTACTGTCCGCACAGCCATTACCACCCCGAAAAAAACACTGTACTGCGGTTATCTGAAGGTACGGCGGGACGGTGCCTGGCTGCGTATTCAGCTGCCATCCGGTCGCGCGCTGTGCTATCCGTCCCCTTCTATTGAGAAGGGAAACATTACCTATCAGGGCGTGAACTCTTATTCGCGTAAATGGCAGCGGCTTAAAACTTACGGCGGAAAGCTGGTTGAAAACGTAACTCAGGCAGCCGCCCGGGACGTTCTGGCCGGAAACATGCCGCTGATCGAAGATGCCGGTTACAGCATCGTCCTGACGGTACATGACGAAGTGATCACCGAAGCGCCTGATACCGACGATTTTAACGATACGGCGCTTTCCGCGCTGCTCTCCACTAACCCCGCATGGGCGCCCGATATTCCGCTGAACGCTGGCGGCTTTGAGGCGTACCACTACCGTAAGGATTAATCGCTATGGCCGTGATAAAGACGCACACCGGGACGGTAATTACCCGTACCGGCGAGAAAACAGTAAAGCTGCATCAAAACCCGACAACATGGGTGGTCGGGCCGAAGGAGTATTACTACAAAGACACCGGTCGTCGTGGCGGCGCTGCTGGCGTAAGGACCCGGTTGCTACTCAGCAGCATTCAACCCCTCGTAAACGCTGAAGGATAATCAAAATGAAACAGGGCAATATTCAGAACTTCGCCATCATCGTGCTGGTCAACGGCAGCACTAAACAGGTTTATCTGACCAAAGAGCAAAAACAGCTTTTTGCAAAGCTCACGCTCGGGACTATATCTGAAAGCCCGATCACGATGATGCCCATCGACGACATGATCCAGCTGCAACCTGACACCGAAGCATTTTCTTCCTGAGGTAAACCTCTATGTCCTTCGAAAAACACGACAGCCCGTTGTATTTCCGGTCTGCACGGGAGGCTATGCGCCTGGAGCAGGCTGGCGAATATGATCGAGCTGCAAAGGTATGGGCTAAAGCAAACCGGGAGTCACGCAATCCGGTAAACCAGCAGTGGAGCGATAACCGCTCTGATTTCTGCATTATGCAGAACATCCGCAGTAAGCGAACGGAGGCGGTATAAATGTGGATTCTCATTTTTTGGATGTCGTCGCCGTTCTCAATCACCTTGAGCGATGCAGCGCAGCCAACTCTGCAAGTACAAACGCAGGAATTTACCAAAGAGCAGTCCTGCAAAGATGCTTTCGCAGCTATCAAAAAGCTGAATGATGGCGACCTGAAACTACGTGGCGTATGTGTACCTAAGGACTAACGATGGCCTACGAACGTGAAAGCCTTATCGAAAAGCACCTCGTCGCCGAAGTGAAAAAGGCTGGCGGGGTTGCCTTTAAGTTCGTGTCGCCTGGCCGCCGTTCGGTCCCGGATCGCATTGTCCTGCTACCCGGCGGCCGTCTCATTTTTGTTGAGTGCAAAGCGCCTGGCAAATCGCCACGCGCCGACCAGCTGCGCGAGCACGAACGGCTGCGCGCGCTGGGTTTTACCGTCGTCGTGCTGGATAGCAAAAATCTGGAGAAAATTATTTAGATATACAATTGGTGATCAAGGCTAATTTAATCTGTCCTGCAATCTCTATAGCCTCCCCTATTATTTCATCCAATTGCTCGGTTACGTCTTTTTTAGCGCTATCATTGCTTACGAATTTAAGTTTATCTCGAAACCCTAAAAGGCTTCGAAATTTCTCGTCTAAAACTTCGTCACTTAGAAGAGGTAGCATTGTCATATATTTTGCCAGTTCATAGCGGTGTATGCCGTCGTAATCTTTTTCTTCTTCATATACCCCGTACTGTGAAGAATATATACGTTGAATAAAATCAACCTCTTGGTCGATGTATTTCAGCAAATCATTCAAAGCGTAATCAGTGAAAAATTTAATTCTATTCTTGCGCTCTTCCAGCGAAGTTAGATTTTTAAATTGCCATCTTTGAGTGAAATACGCTGTACACAAACCTATTGCTGCACCAATAACAATACCAATGAGCCCAATTAGAGGCGCATTTAAGCCGGTATTACCTAACTTTTCGCAATAAACCGTAAGCATCCACTACTCCCGAAAATTAATCCGTTCGAAACCCAACATCCTATCGTTTTAAACCGGTATATCCAATGATCAACGTCGTCAGTTTTTCAGGTGGCAGAACCTCTGCTTACCTGGCGCACATCATGCGCCAACGGGGTCCTGATACGCGATTCGTATTCATGGACACCGGCGCAGAACACCCCGCTACTTACCAGTTCATACGCGATGCGGTAAAGCACTGGGGTATTGAGCTGGTCTGCCTGCGCGTGGTGGTGAATACGGAACTGGGCAAAGGGAACGGCTACCGTGTTGTCCCCCTCGATGAGATCGGCCCGGACCTGACGCCGTGGATAGAAATGCTCCGCAAATACGGGACGCCTTATGTCGGCGGTGAGTTTTGCACCGACCGCATGAAGCTGGGGCCATTTAAAAAATATTGCGATGAACACATAGGCAGGAAGGCTTATCACACGTGGATTGGTATCCGCGCTGACGAGCCAAAGCGTCTGATCCAGAAGCCGCGCACCAGTTACCTGGCAGACATTGACGGCATCGACAAGCAAGGCGTGATTGACTGGTGGGCTAACCAGCCCTTCGATCTGCAAATACCCGAGCACCTCGGGAACTGCGTTTTTTGCATCAAGAAATCAATACAAAAAATTGCCCTGGCGGTAAAAGATGAACCAGATTTGGCAGCCCAGTTTAGCCGGATGCTCTGTGCTGAATACGTCAGAAAAATGCCTAACAGGAAGGGTACCGACCTTGTGATGTACAGGGAAAAAAACACTTTTGACGGGATAATTAAGATGTTTGCGGGGGATAGTCGGGACGAGCTGGCAGCGCGAATGCCATCCCAGAAGCAAAACCCATTAAGGGCCTTCAACAGAACGGCCCTTTCTTTTGATAAAACTGGCGCTATGCCGGAGTGGTATTACGAGGGCGGTTATGACCTCATCTAAAATTTTCACGCCACGTCCCTATCAGGACCTCATTATCAACCACGAAATCGACATCCTGCGCTGCAACATCTGGGCGGGAATGGGGATGGGTAAAACCGTGGCGACGTTAACAGCGCTGGAAGATCTCTTCATGGCAGGCGCAGAGACACAACCGGCTCTGGTTCTTGCGCCGCTGCGCGTGGCGGCCAGCACCTGGCCGGATGAAGCGGAGAAATGGGGGCATCTGCGAAATATCGAAGTACAGCCGATTGTCGGTAACGCCAAAGCGCGCGCTGCGGCACTGGCGAACAGTAACGCCAGCGTGTTTACCATCAACTATGACAATCTGGTCTGGCTCGTTGAAGAACTGGACGGCCGCTGGCCGTTCGGTACCGTCATCCCGGATGAAAGTACCCGACTGAAATCCTTCAGGTTGCGCGGGGGCGGTAAGCGCGCGGCGGCGCTGGGCAAAGTGGCGCATAAGCACACCCGGCGCTGGATGAATCTCACCGGTACGCCAGCGCCGAACGGCCTGGTGGATTTATGGGGGCAGGCGTGGTTTGTGGATCAGGGGCAGCGACTCGGGCGAACTTACGGCGCGTTCACTTCCCGCTGGTTCAACTCAATACAGTTTCCGGGGCAGAGCTGGACGAAGCTGGAGCCGTTCGCACACTCGCAGAACGAAATACAGCGTGCACTGGCCGACGTGACTATCTCCCTGGACGCCGCAGACTGGTTCGATATCAAAGAGCCCATTCATAACGTGATCCGCGTGGACATGCCGCCGAAGGCCCGCCAGCAGTATCGCGAAATGGAAAAGGAAATGTTCCTCGAGCTGAACGGCGAAGGCATCGAAGCGCCGAACGCCGCGGCGAAAACGGTGAAGTGTCTGCAAATTGCCAGCGGCGCGGTGTACACCGACGATGCCGGAAGCTGGTCAGAACTGCACGACGCGAAGCTGCAGGCGCTGGACAGTATTCTCACCGAAGCTGCTGGCGCGCCGGTGTTGGTGGCCTACCACTGGAAACACGATCTAGAGCGGCTGCTCAAAGCATTCCCGCGTGGTCGCCACCTTGACCAGGATCCGCAAACCCTTCGCGACTGGAACGCCGGAAAAATCCCGGTGCTGTTCGCACACCCGGCCAGCGCAGGCCACGGCCTGAATATGCAGGACGGCGGGAACATCCTGGTGTTTTTCTCGCACTGGTGGGACCTGGAGCAGTACCAGCAAATTATCGAACGCATCGGACCAACCCGGCAGATTCAGGCCGGACACAACCGCCCGGTGTTTATTCACCACATTATCGCCGCCGACACTATGGACGAAATGGTGATGGAGCGGCGCAACTCGAAACGTACAGTGCAGGACATCCTGCTCGATGCCATGAAAAAGAGAGGTATAGCATGAGCGAGCAACCCGACGATCTGCTCACCCCGGACGAAGTGTGCCAGAAGCTGGGCATAACCCAGAAGACGTTATGCGACTGGAATATAAAGCACAGGCATCGCGCCGTACTGGCTCCCATCCGTTTCAGCGCAAAAGTGGTTCGCTATGAGCGCCGTAACGTCGACGCCTTCATCCAGAAATGCCGTAGCCAGTATTAACCCCTTCGCCGTAACAGCGCAGCCTGCGCAAGTATGCTCCGTTCGTGAGCCTCGAAGGCTTCGCGCTTCAACGCAATCTCTTCCTGCAAAATCTCATCTGAAAAGTCGTAATGTTCTGCCATCGGGTCATCAGACTTGCTGGAGTGGTGAAGGCACAGGAGGCTGATTTCCCTTCGGTCTGATCGGGAATAGCCTCTTTCCTTCATCAGGGCAATAACATTGCTCTTAAGGAATTTGCGGCACATCGTATTAAATGCCCCCTCTCTCCCCTTAATAGTCCCGTCATGCTTCATACCTTTAACCGCACCTTCCGGGCTATAGGTTTTCACCAGTTTATCCAGCGATCGTTTTGAAAATGGCTGCATTGGGTCGCGCGGCTGCAGGAATACAAAATCGTTATTGCATTCAGGAACTGAATCACGCCAGGCTTTCTGCTCGTCGATAATCCGCCGGATCTCTGGCGTTATCGGCAGGCGGAAAGCCTTTTGTGTTTTCATTGCCCCGCGCATACCGATAACCCCTTCCGGATAAACGATTTCGCCAGTCTCCTCGTTAACGTAGTCCCAGCGCAGGTTATGGACATTAATCGGACGAACGCCAGTGATGATCATGAAGCGAACAGCATTCTTCTGATGTACAGAGGTGCAGGCGGCCACATTGAGCCAGAGCCGGGCGATTGATTCAATATCGGTAAAAAGCCTTGTGGGGGTAGGTTTCTGCACGCGAGAAGATACATAATCGTCAGGCAGGCTGGCGGCAACATTGCGGCCATTGCAAAGCGTGGGGGAGCAAAACTTCCAGAACCGACGAAGCTCGGCAAACAACTCCAGGGCGTTATTGTTCGAGCGAGTGGCGATCCACTCGTCCAGCACTTCCACCAGCCGAGTGTATGTCACGTCGCTGAACACTTCGCGTTCGCCGAACGTTGCTTTAATCCGGTCGATACGCACCCCGTAGGTGGTGAAACTGTCCGAGCTCAGCTTCTGCCGGGCCACTTTGGCTTTAAGGTCATCCCGGTACATTTCCAGCGCAGCGTGGACGGACTCGGCTCGCAGGCCACCTTCGGCCATACCTGACGCCTTCTCGCGCGCCAGCTGAATTGCGAGCTCCGGCCATTCACCGAGCTTTTTACCTTTGAGCCCCATCTTTTTGGGAAACTCGGCGTAAAATGTAACCTTACCTGCTTTGCTGAAATCGATACGGAGATAGTTCTCTTTTTCGTATTTGGAACGGCGAGCCACGCCGGAAGCAGCGAGGATGGTTTTGGCAGCAGCAACACAGATTTTCATGTGTGCGCTGGTATAGGGAGGTTTACAGGCGTCCCACTTTTCAGACGCGGCTAAAACATCGTCATTATTGGGGCTATCCGGTTTATGTGTTACAGTGCGCGGCATTCTCAATCCTTATCTGCGTAGGCGCAGAAAACAAGCTCACACATGCAGGTCTTTACTACGGGACAAAATGCAATGTGTTGCGGTTTTGTGTTACTGGATTGAGTTTATCAGCGTTAAATACACTGGATCAACATACAGTAAGTTAATAATAGTGAAGAATGCGAATCCGTCATAACTTACTGATTTCAAATTGCTTTAATGGTAATTCATTGATATGTCTTTACTAATTACTAAACGCTGTATCAATTGCGACATGTGCGCCAACATGGAAAAAAATATTTAATTTCATAAAGATACAATCATGTGTTACGTTTTGTGTTGCTGAATTTAGAACGTGAAATTTATTAAAATATTTTCAGCAACACAATTTTCTCAACCACTGCCTACCGGGAATTTGCGATACAATGTCGAAACTCCTACATCGTAAATTATTGCCACGCGCTGACGCGTTTCCCCTGCAGCAATTAATCTCCCTGCCTGCGCCCACTGCTCATCCGTTAGTTTTGGTCTACGGCCACCAATGCGACCTTCCGCGCGCGCAGCTTCTAAACCTGCACGGGTGCGTTCGACAATAAGCTCCCTTTCCATTTCAGCCAATGCGCCCATTACATGAAAGAAGAACCGCCCCATAGGCGTACTCGTATCGATGCTATCCGTCAGGCTCCGGAAGTTAACCCCTTTCTCCCGCAGTTCCTCCACTAACACAACAAGATGTCGCATGCTTCGCCCGAGCCGATCTAGTTTCCAGACCACCAGCGTATCGCCTTCAGATAGCGTCCGGAGCACTTTTTTTAATCCGGGTCTGTCGGACACCTTACCGCTGATCTTGTCTTCGAAAATCAGCTCACATCCTGCACACTCGAGCGCGTTTCGCTGAAGTGCAGTGTTCTGGTCATTAGTTGACACCCTCACGTAGCCAATAAGCATGAGTTTCCTTCCTCCAAAAGGCCGGAAGCATGCCACCTGAGCGATAAATGATCATTATTAAAAACGTTGGTATAGATGATCCGCGACTCGCTGTTGTCACATCATCAACGACAGTCACAATCCCGTCGTGGGTGACTGAGTTTTACATTACTGCATCGGCTGGCGGTGGTGGTGGTGGTGGTGCCGGAGGTAGTACAAATCAGACCGGCGTGGGCGGTGGCGGTGGCGGTGGCGCAGCCGGTGAATTCATTGTCAGGAAAAAATTCACAAAATCAGCAGGCGTTACACTGAATATCCCAGTAACAATCGGAGCAGGTGGTGCCATTGGTATTATTGGGACGCCATCTGCCAATGGCGGCAATGGGGGAGATGGCGGTAGTACAATCATCGGCACGCTACAGACGTTGCGTGGGGGTGGTGGCGGTAAGGGCGGTGACTCATTTGGTGGAACGCTGGTTCCTGGAGGTGGCGTCGGTGGTATCGGCTACCCATCTGGCCAGGATGGGCAGGACGGTGCGAATGGGTCGATAGCTGGGGGTAGCGGTGGTTCTGGTTCAAACTCGTGTTTCGGCGGAGCAGCGGGCGGATCACGCTCTGGCAGTGGCGGCGTCGACGGCAAGCAGGCGTATGGCTATGGAAGTGGAGGAAGCGGCGGCGGTGCGGGATACGGAGGCAGTGGCGGCGGAGCAAATGGCGGTTATGGCGCAATCGGATCACAAGGCATAGCAATTTTTGAGTGGTGATGTTAATGAGCAAAACATTTGCAGTTATTGAAAACGAAACTGTCGTAAATGTCATTATCTGGGACGGGATGTCCTCGATGGCTTGTGGAGGTAACCAGTCGTATATCCAGATAGCGCAATCTGGAGTTGGTTCGTCAGCTCCACTACCCGGTGTAGGCTGGTCGTATAAAAACGGGAAATTCACTCAACCGCCTGCGCCAGAACCTTCCCCAGATGAGATGGCCGCGCGAAATATTGCATCCGCACACGTTGCTTATGAGTCTGCAACCAAAACGATTAATGCGCTTACTGAGCAAATTGAGGACAACGATTACACAGGAACTACCGAAGACACAATTCGTGCTGAGCTGGCAGCATGGATTACTTATCGCGTGTCATTACGCACGTATATCCGCGTCGGTGACGGAAGCCAGATACTACCGTCACCGCTAACCAGTTAAACTGGCTTAGGAGGAAAGTTAATATCGGGGGCTTTTGTTGCATCGATTCGCATTAACAGCACCCGATATTTTTTCCAGCTGGTAAGCTCGCGGGCTTCTTTGTCTGTTTCAATCCCTGCATCAACCGCATCCTGTCGCCAGGCTATTTCTGCATCTGCTTCATTTTTTAAAGCCTGTTTTAGCTTTTCTGCCTGCTCAGTTAATTGCTGCTGTGTCAGAGGCGGTAAGTCTGTCAGTTCAGGAAAACCCTTTTCATCGGCAGCAATTCGCTTTCCTTCAGCTTGCCCGTCTAATAACCCCTGCCATATAGCATCAGTTATTTCTACCGCATCGGATGGAATATCGGTGTGGATTGTAAAGTCATAGAAACCCAGCGTGCTTGCTGAAAATAATTTCATCATATTAATAACCTATTGCGATATAACGTACGGTCGTAACGCCCTGTCCATCAGTACCCCGTGGACTGACAGTTAGCGTAGATTTATTGATGCCCCCATCTACGGCAAATAACGTTATCCCATCGGTTTTACCGGTTGTCTTATCCCCCATCGTAGCCACTACCTGTAATACCGTGCCGGGAAATGCGATAGGGTACGAACCAGAAGCTTCCGAGGTTGTTCCATTCAACAAGCCCCACTGAATAATCAGCCCGCCTGGCAACTTCTGATAGCCATTTGGTGAGAGCAGTTTCGTGAAGGCTGACATGTCGGGTATCTGACCTGTGCCTGTGCCTACCTCTCGCTTTGCGGCTTCTTTTAAACCAAGGTATGTGAGAATGTCTGCAATAGTATTTTTCCCGATAATGTCACGGCCTACAGAAGTTAAATCAGTCTGCGCTGCTGTATCATTTCCAGTGAAATACGGGAGTTTATTTGCACCGGTTGCGAGCCCAGCCAATGCCGTCAGCGTGGCATCAAGCGCCTGGAAATCCTTCCCAAAAGCGGTCCCCATTTTGGGCACTGTTGCAAAGTTAGCGATGAGGCAGCCTTTTGTCTTATTCAAAGGCCTTACATTTCAAAAACTCTGCTTACCAGGCGCATTTCGCCCAGGGGATCACCATAATAAAATGCTGAGGCCTGGCCTTTGCGTAGTGCACGCATCACCTCAATACCTTTGATGGTGGCGTAAGCCGTCTTCATGGATTTAAATCCCAGCGTGGCGCCGATTATCCGTTTCAGTTTGCCATGATCGCATTCAATCACGTTGTTCCGGTACTTAATCTGTCGGTGTTCAACGTCAGACGGGCACCGGCCTTCGCGTTTGAGCAGAGCAAGCGCGCGACCATAGGCGGGCGCTTTATCCGTGTTGATGAATCGCGGGATCTGCCACTTCTTCACGTTGTTGAGGATTTTACCCAGAAACCGGTATGCAGCTTTGCTGTTACGACGGGAGGAGAGATAAAAATCGACAGTGCGGCCCCGGCTGTCGACGGCCCGGTACAGATACGCCCAGCGGCCATTGACCTTCACGTAGGTTTCATCCATGTGCCACGGGCAAAGATCGGAAGGGTTACGCCAGTACCAGCGCAGCCGTTTTTCCATTTCAGGCGCATAACGCTGAACCCAGCGGTAAATCGTGGAGTGATCGACATTCACTCCGCGTTCAGCCAGCATCTCCTGCAGCTCACGGTAACTGATGCCGTATTTGCAGTACCAGCGTACGGCCCACAGAATGATGTCACGCTGAAAATGCCGGCCTTTGAATGGGTTCAT